CAAGGATCGCGCGTAAGTAAGTCATCAAAGATTGGTGAGATCAGTTACGGCTTTGTATCTCAAAAATTTAGCGGTGGCGGTACCACACAACAGCTTTGGGGCGGTTACGAATTTGGCTCACAGAAATTTAGGCAATTTCCAATTTGGTCTGGCAAAGCTCCCGGCGGCATTGGATCATTTGGATATTTTATCTATCCGACATTGCGCGCCGAACAGCCTCACATCATCTCTCAATGGGAAAATGCATTTACTAAGATTTTGAAGGAGTGGTGATGGCCGGTCAATCAAGAACACTCAAGCTTTCGATTCTTGCTGATGTAGATAAACTTAAGCAAAGCCTCAATGTAGGCTCAAAAGATGTCGATGGTTTTGCCGGTAAAATCGGTGATTTTAGCAAAAAGGCTGCATTGGCTTTTGCTGCCGTTGCTGCCGCAGCTGGTGCAATGGCAATCAAAATTGGCGTGGATGCTGTCAAGGCTGCCAGCGACTTGGGCGAAACGATTTCAAAAGTTAATGTTTTATTTGGTAAATCAGCCAAAGACATTGAGAAGTTTGCAGATGGTGCCGCCGCATCGTTAGGCCAGACAAAGCAACAGGCATTGGATGCCGCAGCTACATTTGCCACATTTGGAAAATCAGCCGGCTTGAGCGGTGAAAATCTAAGCAAATTCTCAATTGACTTTGTCAAATTGTCATCAGATTTGGCCTCTTTCAACAACACATCACCAGAGCAAGCGATCAATGCGATTGGATCGGCTTTGCGCGGCGAAGCTGAACCATTACGCCAATATGGTGTTTTGCTTGATGATGCCTCATTACGCCAAGCCGCTTTAGAATTGGGAATCATCAGCACCACCAAAAATGCATTGACCCCACAGCAAAAAGTATTGGCAGCTCAAGCTTTAATTTACAAACAAACATCAGCTGCACAAGGCGATTTTGAACGCACAAGCGATGGCCTAGCCAACAAAACACGCATCCTCACAGCTCAATTGGAAAATGCCAAAACAACCATTGGTGAAGCACTTTTGCCAATTGTTTTGCAATTGGCAACATTGTTTTCAGAAAAGGTCATACCAATTGTGCAACAGGTCGCAGATGCCTTTGGTGAGAAATCTGGTGGCATGGGCAACACATTGAGCAGATTGGCCGGCTCAATCAAAGACTTTGTGCAACCCATTTTTGAAGGTTTTAAATCAGCTTTTGACAAAATAAAAAAAACTGTCGTAGAAAACAAAGATGAGTTTGAAGCTTTTTTTGATGTCATCAAAGCTGCCGCACCAATCATTGGCAATGTCATCGGCAAAGCTTTCAGCATTGTGGGCGATGTGGCCAGCGTTGTTTTAAACATCATGGCAAATGTCGTTGGAGCTTTGCGAGGTTTAATCAACACAGCAATCGATCTGATCAATGTTGCGATCCGTGGTTTTAACCTAATCAAGCCGGGCGCAGACATTTCACCAATTTCAAAAATAGGCGCATCAAGTGGATCGAGCTCCACAGGTGGAATTTCCGTGCCAGCTGCATCATTGCCAAGTGGATTTACATCAGGCGGAACAACATCATCAGCTGGTGGCACAACCGGAGGTGGCACAACCACTATCACAGGTGGCACCACAGGTGGAGGATCGACCGGCGGAACGCTTGGCGGTGCGGTCACAAAAATCGCAAAAGACACCAAAAAGGTTGTTGATGATGTTGCTGGAGCTTTTGACAATTTCACCAGCGGCACAACTACTTTGGCCGGGGTTATGGCAGCCTCCAATCAGCCGTTTGCTTTTGGCACATCCGGTGTCAATACCAACACTCTTGCTGCCATTTTGGCGGCATCAACAAAACCAAATGTGACTGTCAATTTCAATGGAGTCACAACCGATCCGGAAGGCACAGCCCGTGTGCTGGTCGATACGCTCAACAACTCTTTCTATCGCGGTACAAATGGCGCAACAAACTTGGTAATTGCATGAGTGTTTTCAATCCAATTTGGCGTGTAATTATTGGTGGAACAACATACACAAATTACACTTTGGCAAACCTTACAATCACATCGGGTCGGACAAACATTTATGAGCAAGCAAATGCCGGATATGTAAATCTTGAGCTGATTAATCTTGATCAATCGATTGTCGATATTGAAATAAATGATGCGGTTACGATTGAATTGCAAGATTCAACGGCCACATTTGTGCCAATTTTTGGCGGAACAGTCGTGGAATTTGACATTGGAATTGTTGCATCTGGCGTTGTGGCTATCAATCAATCGGTCAAAATCATAGCTTTGGGAGCTTTGGCACGATTACCAAAAGCCTTAACTGATGGTGTTTTGTCAAAGGATTTTGATGGTGATCAAATTCTGACAATTTTGACCGACCTTTTGATCAACTCATGGAACGAGGTGCCAGCGGCATTGACATGGGCAACTTATGATCCAACAGAGCAATGGCAGGATGCACAAAACACCGGATTGGGTGAAATCGATACACCAGGCAATTATGAGTTGGCCAATCGTGGAGCATCATCGATCAATGTATATTCATTGGTTTCAGCTTTGGCCACATCAGGATTAGGCTACATTTACGAAAACGCATTGGGGCAAATCTCATATGCTGACAGCACACATAGATCGGTTTATTTGGCGGCCAACGGATACACCGATCTCTCAGCTGCTCAGGCTTTAGCCGATTCGCTATCAATCCAGACTCGTGCTGGTGACATCCGAAATGAAATTGTGATTAAATACGGCAACAATTCAGCCAATGAGGTTGTGGATTCCGATGCAACATCGATTGGCTTTTACGGCAAATTAGCCCAAATCATTACAACCACCATTGAAAATGCAAGCGATGCCGGGGATCAGGCAGCTTTTTATCTAACGCTCAGAGCGTATCCTCAAGCCAATTTTAATCAAATCACTTTTGAGCTGACCAATCCAGAAATTGATGATGCTGACCGGGATGCCTTAATCAACATTTTCATGGGGTTGCCGTTGCGCATAAATGATTTGCCGCTGAACATGGCCGCCGGCACATACCTTGGTTTCGTAGAAGGTTGGACATGGCGTGCCGCATACAACAGCGTATCGGTCACGGCTATTCTTTCCCCATTGGCATTTTCATTGCAAGCCATGCAATGGCAAGATGTCGCAATCGCAGAGCAATGGAACACAATTAGCGGCAGCCTAGATTGGGCCACCGCGCTAGTCGTAGCGTAAGGAGGAAAACAAAATTTCAAACCCAACTACTCCGTTCGGTTGGCAAATGCCACAACCGACAGATTTGGTCACGGATTTGCCGGCTGATTTTGAAGTCTTTGGTCAAGCTGTTGCAACATCGATGGCTGATCTTTTAGGCGGTACAACCGATCAAATTTTGGCAAAAAATAGCAACACCGACATGGATTTCAAATGGATCACAAACGATGTTGGCGATATTACAGCGGTTACAGCTGGCACAGGCATTTCAGGCGGCGGCACATCAGGTGCGGTCACAGTCACAAACTCAATGGCAACAGCAATGACAACAAAAGGTGATTTGATACCGGCAACAGGTTCAGGCACTTTCGCAAGATTGGCAGCTGCGGCAAATAATTTGGTTTTAACAACAGATTCAACAACCGCAACAGGATTAAAATACTCACCAGATTGGACTGCTTATACTGTTGCTTGGACTAGCACGGGAACTGCACCAGCAATTGGAAATGGGACTTTACAAGGTGCTTATTTGCAAATTGGAAAGTTGGTTTATGTAATAATTTATTTTAAGGCTGGTTCAACTACGACTTTTGGAACAGGTTCGTATTTGTTTAGTCTCCCATTTACTCCAAAAACTTACGGCGTAGGACAATGGGGATTACCGCTTGCAGCTTATGCCGAAGATGCTGGTGTGAATTCCTATGTTTTCCAAAGTGGTGTGTGCAATGGAAGCAATGCGTTTTATCCTTTAACTTCGGGAGGTGTTTACACTTCAAATACCGTCCCATTTACTTGGGGAAACAATGATTTTATTAACATTCAATTAGTAATGGGAGTTGAATAATGACATTTTCTTTCAATCCAATGTTTCCAAATGCAAACAATGAGCAAAAGTGGGAGCAAATTAGATTATGGCGAAACGCTGAATTAACACGCAGCGATTGGACAATGCACACAGACGCACCAACTGACAAAGAAGCGTGGGCAACTTATCGCCAAGCATTAAGAGATTTGCCAGCACAAGGCGGATTGGCTGATGATGCGGAATTTCCAACCGCGCCATGAGTAATTTTCCACAAGGCACATTGCCTCGTTTGATTCAGGTTGCGCTGGCCGAAGTCGGCACAATCGAAACAGGCAACAATGAGACAAAGTACGGAAAATTTATGAAAGCCGACAAGCTGCCATGGTGTGGATCATTTCTTAATTGGTGTGCTCATCAAGCTGGTGTCAAGGTGCCAAATGTGGTCAGCACAAGAGCTGGTGCCGAGGCATTTAAGAAAACGAAGCAATGGCACACAACGCCAAAGATCGGTGACTTTGTTTTCTTTGATTTCATCATCGATGACAAAGAAACGATCAATCACATTGGCTTGGTGATCCGAGCATCGGAAAAACAGATCGTGACCATTGAAGGCAACACATCAGGCGGTTCTGGAAGTCAGCGCAATGGTGGCGAAGTCATGGTCAAATCAAGAGCTTTGGGAGCACGCTCATTTGTTATCGGTTATGGCCGACCAGCTTATGAGCCGTTTGCCGGTGATTTACCGGATCGACCAAAAGGAGAAAAATAATGGAACAAGCAAAAGCAATTGCGGCATCATGGGCGCGCTCATACATAGCAGCAGCTTTGGCCGTGTACATGGCCGGGGGAGACATCAAGGCAATGGCAATGGGTGGCGTGGCAGCTGTTGTGCCGGTAATTTTGCGCTGGTTGAATCCAGCTGACAAAGCTTTCGGATCAACGGGGAAATGATCCCGAAACTACGCGCGGCAGGTTTAGCTTTGATCCTTTCGCTAAGCCTTGCCGGGTGTGGTTATGACGGATGGGTGCGATACCCATGCCAAGAGCACGCCAATTGGGAAAACCCAGAGTGCCAAAAACCACAATGCAAAGTGACGGGAACTTGCACAGAGGATGTGATTGGTGATGGCTTCAAAGAATAAAGAGCGTTTAAGTCAAGAGGACATCAAAGCTCGATTGATGTTTCTCATTGGATCGGTTTTAGCTATTGTGTTTCTCATTGTCACTTTGGGCATCACTTATGCATTGATTTTTGTGACACAGCCAATTGGAGCACAAGCTCCCAATGATGCAGCTTTCATCGATCTGCTCAAAACATTGGCGATCTTTCTCACCGGGTCATTGGGTGGTGTTTTAGCATCCAACGGCCTCAAGGACAAGCCAAACAAATCTGAGTATGAGAAAGCAATTGAAAAGCGTTTTGTCGGTAGCGACACGCCATGATTTAGGCGTGATTCTTGAATTTGTCGGATTTGCCTGTCACTCTCTATTTCGGGAGCTGATACGCGGCTCCCAGAATCGGGAGCAATACAATGAACGAAGCATCAATTGTGATCATGTGTTTGATCGCTGGAGCCTTTTGGGCTGTCATGGCCTATTCGGTCGGTTTTAAGGAAGGCGAGCGACAAGGCTATACAAGAGGCCGAGCCGTAGCACGCCACGCGGTATCAGCTGATCGGAAGGTTAAATAATGGCTTTCCTTGACAATTACGAAGGCAACAAAGAGCGCACAGATCGATGGATTGCGACATTTCCACAAGGTCGGCTTGAGGCACATATCATTGAATTCAATGCCGAAAAAGGTTATGTGCTAGTACAAGCAAAAGCATGGCGGAATCAGGATGAAACAGAGCCAGCCGGGATTGATTACGCACACGGCTATTTAGCGGCTTTTAACATTAACATGAAACGCTGGTTTGTTGAGGATACAGTCACATCAGCTTTGATGAGAGTGATGGCTTTGGTTATGGGCAACACAGAAAAGGCAACCAAAGAAGTAATGGCATTGGTCAAGAATGAAGCACCGGCAGCCGATTATGACTATTGGACAACAAAGCATGGCGATGTGCCAAGCTACAAAACATCCGGAGAAGCTGAGATGGCTGGCACGCCATCATTTGGATCATCCGATGTCGGGCCAACGGGTTGGGCTGTAAATGGTGTGCCGATGTGTGCACATGGATCGATGCGCTGGAATCAAAGTAAGCCAGATGCACCAAAGCCATGGGCCGGATACTTTTGCACCGAAAAGATAAAAGAAAAGCAATGTAAGCCAACATGGTATGTGCTTACAAGCGATGGCACATTTAAGCCGCAGGTGTGATTATGAGCGACTTTGTTGAAATCATCTATCCTCAAGAGATGAAAGCGCGATTGATGTGCAATGGCGAAATTGTTGAGGAATACAAAATCGAGCAATGCGACAAGTGCTCACAGCTGAGGCGATTGGATCATTTTGGCTACCAAAAAGGCTATGACAAGCAAGACAACATCATTTGGTTTTGTGGTGATTGCCGATGATAGATCGCATTGAGGAAGTGCAATGCATGATTGCAGCCATCCAACATTGCCATGATCGATCAGCTGATCACAGCTCACGCATTGTCAAAAACCTTTCGTGGTTTGAGTATGTGGCCCAGATGGGCGAATCAATGGCAGCTGAGTTATTCGTGGCCAAGCGATTGGGTTATGAGTACACACCGGGCATCACATGGGATAAATCCAAAGCTGATGTGGGCGAGCACATCGAAGTCAAATGGTCAGCCAATCCCAACAGCAATTTGTGGATTCAGGAATCAGATCGCCATGACCGAGACATCGCTGTCTTAGTCACAGGCAACGCACCAAAGATGCACATTGTGGGCTGGATGCCAGTAGCAATAGCCAAGAAACCACGCTATCGAAACGCATCACAAAACAATTGGAGTGTGCCGCAAATCAATCTGCAACCCATTGAGACTTTACAAAGGAGCAATTATGCACATCCTACAATTTGATTGTTCGATCTGTTCAAAGCTGTACGGAAAGCCAAAACAACGCCATGGACTCAAGAAAGGTGCAGAGCTAACAGAACATGAGTGGTTTGCACAATGCATGAGCTGTGGCACATTTGGCATCAAGATCGTTGATGATGCAAGGATCGCCGAGATGTCATTATGAATAAGTTATCCACAGGCTTTGTCCACAGGTGTGCGAAACCTGTTGGAATCGCCCAAGATTACGCTCGGTATTTGACATCACCTATACCATCTACACGAGGTAGCGAGCCGGTGAGCCGGATAGCTCGCAGCCGATGTTTGATGGTTTTGGCCGTGCTATGTCTTGTTGGCACAACACCGGCTAACGCAACAAAAGAAGTTAAACCATCGATTGATTATCTTAAACTTTATGCACACTCAAGGATTGTTAATTGGCAAGAATTTAAATGCTTTGACAAGCTAATCACAAAGGAAAGCAATTGGCGTGTGAATGCAATCAATGGATCACACTTTGGTTTAGGTCAGATGCGCAATCCTAAGTACAGAAACCTCGATGGTTTTCGCATGATTGACTGGAGCCTTCGCTATATAGATCACAGATATCAAGGCTCAAGCTGCAAAGCCTATGAACATTGGCAGAAGCGTGGGTGGCATTGATGTCAAGAGCTTGGAAGAATGGTGGCTCAAGAGCTTGGCGAAAAACTAGAGAAGCTGTGCTCAAAAGAGATGGGGCGTGCCAGCAATGCGGCACAACCGAAGGCCCAATGCACATCGATCATGTCATACCAAAGAGACTCGGTGGAAATGATGAAATGTGGAATTTGAAGCAAATGTGTCAAAAGTGCAATTTGAGCAAAGGTGGTCGTTTTTTTGAGGCGGACAGGACAC